TACAAGATAGACTTTACGACAATGCCAGACAATAAATACACAACCACTGAACAGAATACTGGACAAAAATGGATTGACGGTCGCCCTATTTTTCGTAAAGTCGTGCGTGGCACTGTGAATATGACAGGTGGTTTTAATACGTCAAACTTGCCGCATGGTATTCAAGGTCTAACAAGCGCCTGGGAGCTCATACGCTACTATGGAAATATGCGACTATCTGGCAGTCTTAATAATAACCCTATCAAGCAAGCGTTGCCATACATTGAAGGCACACACCAATCAGGTGTTACCTCAATTGATCAAACGAATATTACTATTTCTGGCAGTTATGCTTGGGGAAATTCAGAAGTTAGTATTGTGTTAGAGTATGTTAAGTAATTAGACAGTACCTACTGCAATCCAAGAGATGCCGTGGTTAGCACCACCAAAAATGCCTGAGGTTGAAGCCGTAATAGTTGTGCCTGTCTGATTAAATGCTCCACATTCTATGTTTGTACCAGCACCAATTTTCTGGTCGAAACTCTCTGGAGATGTTGGCGTCTTAAATGTATATCCGATTAAGACGGGTATAACCGCGTATACTTCCTTAAATTTTTTAGGAAAAGTAACCTGTATAGACTGTTGTTTTCCGCCGTTTCCTAAGAAATAAACCCAGCCGGATTGAATGATTATGCTACCTGTTACAGTCTTATCAGAATTGTTATTTTTATAAGATAATATGGTCGTAGAATCTATCTTGTCGGCTGTAATAGACTTCTCAGGAATTACTTGAGGTTTAAGTTCAGGTATAGCAGATTCTTTTAGTGTGCCGTCTGGATTATGAGATTTTAATAGCCACTCGATTAAGTCGTTTGCCCATGCAGAAGTAGCCGTTGGTACAACTGCAGCCCCAATCGGATATAGCCTATCCAGACCGCCTGTCAGAGTAAGTCCAGCAATACTCCCGTTTGAAGCAGGCACGCCTTTCCATGAAGTTGCCGACCCTGGCACTATATCATTATTAGAATCAGTTTCGAATATGACAAAATCCTGCTCCTCACCAATTAGCCAACCGTCGACCGTACTTATGGCTAGGCTTTGGGCTCCTCTTTCTTTTTGAGAGGTAAGTTTTGCGGATGCTGGCAATTCGCCTTTTGCTGAAGCTTTTCTAAGCATCTTTTTTCTCCTTATATTTTTCCTTTAACATCTCGACCACCGCGCCGATAACTGGCATCAAACGACTAATAGTCGCGGCAATAACTGCAATAACTGCTGAGAATACCGTATGTCCTGTTAGACTGTCCAAGCTTGCGATAAACTTGCCGAACTCAGGGCTACTGTATAGCACTGTGAATGCTCCCATAGCTCCCAATAGACCTTGCAAAAATGTCCTCATTGCTCGACCATTTTTAGTGTCTGGGCTAAATAATAATTTAATCTTTTCCATAGTTCCTCCTTATTTCTTGAACTTAAAAATACTCATCAGAAAATCGATAATCTTCTCTAATAGGCTTTTATTCTTAGCGACATCTTGGCTTAATTTAGCGATAGACCTCATAACGTCTTCATTTGTTGGTTGTGGTGCTAGCGGTTGCTCCTGTGGCTTTTCTTTGATTTGAGGTGTCTGTTGTATCTCTGGTGTCTTTGGGGCTGGTTGTGGCTGAGGGCGTGGTTGCGGGCGTGGCGTGCCTGCATCGCCATTCGCTAATTCGCGTACTCGCTCCGCCAATACCCAAATTCCGTCATCTGCCATTTTCAACTGTAGGTAGCGTTTGTTATTTTCGGTAGTTTCGTCTAATACTTCTGTACCTCCAACGATTCGGAAGTAATCGCCTGTGTTAAGCTCTCCGTCCAGCAGATAGCCGTCTTTATCTGTCTTTACAGCCACAGAAACAGGTACACCGTTGTCCTCCCAATCGAACTCATCAATTAGTCGGTTACATCTAATCTGTCGTAAGTCGAATACAGTTGCTACTTCATCTGCGTAATACACTTCAGGCAGTGCTACACGCTTTGCTTCTTTAGGTTTACCAACATATCGATAAAATGCATATGGCGGGCAACCTGACGCGCTCCAAAGCCAGTCGTGATTGTCTATTACAATACCCGCCTGATAGCGACAGTTAATCACGTTATCTGCGTCCACAAACATTCCTGTATGACCCAATGCGCCTCCAGAATTGCCACGAATACCCCAGATGAAAATATCTCCGCGTTGTGTGTCCGCTTCGCCGTTAGCGTCCTCAGGCAGTCGCACCCAGCCGTTTTTCTCTAGGGCGTCGAACAAGGTGTCAGTATTGCCAATCCAGTAACTAGCAGGTAAAATGCCTGCTTCTTTTAGTGCGTAATATACAGAGCTTGAGCAGTCATAGGAATTTGGACCATTCCGATTCTCCATCGAATAGTAAACTCGTCCTTTACGTGCGTAGAACCAAGCTAGTGCTTTTTCTATCATATTATTTCCTCCTCACTTGTGTTTGAACTTCTTCTTGTAATTCTGTAATTGCTTTGTTCTGCTGAATTAAGTTGTTAGTCGCGTAAATTGCTAGCCCCACAAGAGCTACAGCGAATAATTTAGCCAGATTACTTGTTACAAGGCTCCAAAAATTCATCACGCCTTCAATTTCGCTACGCTTTACGTACTTCTTTTCTGATTCTTGTTCGTGCTCTGTGATATATGTTTTCAATTGAGCTTGGGCGACGTTTGCTCGAGCAATATTCTCAATTCGCTCTAGTGTTGCTGTATGCTTATCAACACCATCCTTGATGTACTCTACCTTGGCTTGCAATGCGCCAAATTCTTTTGCCGATACGTCTGGTTCCATATCTCCTCCTTTTTTGTTTTTATTCATCTTCGTCCTCCTCAAAAATAACTCCTATCGGTATGTGCTGAATTATCACGTCAGACAGCTCAAAATCTGCTCCTGCTTCATTCGCCGCGACTGAGTACTGAATCCAGTTCACGTCTTCGTCAATGTCTTTAGTGATTGATAGTCTTACCTCACCGCTTGATGACTTATATTTTTTAGGTACAAATCCCCAGCCTAGAGGGCTGTTCCAGCCTGAAGGGGTATTCCACCCAATTGGGACAGTTTTTGGGGTAAAGTTTTTGCTGAAGTTTAAGAACGGTTGAAGTGGTTCGTCTTCGGTTTTTCCAGACACTGAGAAGTTAATGGTTCCTGTAGGTTTAAGCAAAATAAACGTAATATCCACTAGGCTTGTCCACATTGCACCGTCTTCAGAAAACTTCACGACCCCTGAGCCTATATCAGTGATAAACGGTTTCCCACTGTCAGTCATTTTTACTTCATCAGTCAGCTCGATAAGTTTATTGCCAATAGCCAAAAGTACTCTAGTCTTTCCGTCGCTACTTCCGTAAACTTTTAAGTCGTTAATGTCGCCTATCACCCAAGGCATACACCAAACACCGCCACGCTTCATATCAAGCACCCATAGTTGGTTCAATTTTTCACTACCAACTGGCACTGCGAAATAAATCATACCGTTCACTTCTAGCCCGATTGATTTATGAATAAAATTACTGTTTAAGCGTTCGACATCTGGCTGTATATTGTCTGTCAAATTATCTGTAGATAGGACGTTCTGCATTTGAGGCTTTGTCAATGTAGTCTTAAATCCAGTCTTAGAGATATAGATAAGAGCGTTATTATAAACGACAACTGAATCTGGCGCGTCTGTTCCATCTCGTCCGTTATCGTCAATCACGCTAATCCACTGAATATTCGTAGAGTCTAATTGCATGCTTGATGACTGTAGATATTTCAGGCTTCCGTTACCGTTGGTTTCTGAGCATAGAATCATCGGCACAGCATCGCCCTTACCGTTTCTGAATGGACGCATAGCAACAGGTATTTCCTTTGATCCTGCATTTATTCTTATGTAACCACCAGCAAATGCTGAAAAATCCAACATCGTGTCAGGGTCAGCGCCACCAAAGGTAATCTTCCAAGGGTCGTCCTCGTCACCCAAAAGATATAGACGGCTAGCTACAAGTACCGATCGTGCAGCCTTAACTCCTGCCGTGCTGTTTGAATTTGGGGGTATAACGTTAGGGTTTAAGACTTTTTGTCCGATGTCTTCATAGGATTGTGTTAAAGTATTGTCTTTTATATGTCCGACGATATCCATCATTCGCAAACTCGTCGGAGAAATACCACAGTATAAAATATAATATTCAGCGTCCTTGATTTTGTTCCAAGTGATCTTTATGTATTCTTCAGTCTGACCTTTTGTTTTGTCTACGTTTTTTCCACGCCATTCGGTTCGACTTTTATTTACTCGTACACTTGCGGCATCACTTCTTGCTGTTTCTCCATTTTTAACAGCCGTTACACAGTAGTACAGAGTTTCATTTGTCCCCGCTATACCTACTGCTTCAGCTTTTACCTCTGTAACTGTAGGCAGGGCTTCTGGGCGTACATTCTTCTTTTTTTGAATATCATAGTAAGATAGATAATCTTTACTATTTGTAATCACTACCCTATCGCGGACTTGAGTAAATGTAGGGTACGATTCGTTGTTGTAGTCTGCGCCTTCAACCTTGACCCAACCCTTGCCGTCTAGCGCTGTATACGCGTGAGCCCTTTCTCCGTCTTTTACGATAGCTATAAGCTTGTTTGTTCGCTTGTTGCCAACGACTTCAACATACTCATCAAAACCTAAGATCTCACCTGGTAAATCCTCTCCGTATTGTCTAGTGCCTGGGCGTGGAGCAACAGTTCCATTTTGTTTGAGCATAGCGTTAGTCATTTTCAACAGACCGCTATTAGGCATACGCCCTGCGTCCATAGCAGAGATATAGCCCTTGTTCCAAGACTTAACACTCAATCTATCAATATTTGGCTGAGGAGCGCTCTTAGGGGGCTTTATCATAGCCAGATGTCCTCTCTAATTACTTCATCGAATTTGTAACCATTGCGGTTCTTCATTCCTTCCATAGAAGATTGAGCAAGGGTAACCAAATTACCGTATTGATTGGATTTTGTGCGGCTATTTCTAACAAATTCAGCAGCTATCATATAGACCAGCCAGTACGGATCGTCAATCTCTACCTTGTCTTCTGGTTCTACCAATTTTTTAGTACGACGAATAACTGGCGCAATGATTTTCGCGCCCTTCATTTCTTCAGTTAGTCCATTAAAATCTAACTTCCAACCTAGCTGTAAAGCGCCATAACAACCGTTCTTAAACAGCTGAGGGGAGATAAATGGGATAGTCCAAGTCTTATCATCTTTCTTTAGTGTGATAAACTTACGAAAATCTACTGTTCTAACGTCTTCTGGGAGCCTGTATGATGTGTTATCATCAATTACACCTATTTCCCTATCTTCACACAATGAGCCCCATATAACGTCTGGCTCGCTTTCCCATTGCATATTTGCCATGTTGGCAATATTGAGCATACGCTCGTATTTTGAATTGCCAGGACTGAGCGTTTTTGTCTTTCCTGTTGCTGTTTGATAGGCAAGATTAATTACCTCCGATAGATTCATGAAGTCCACCTTTCCGTGGTTGTTCATGAAAAAGTGCCTGGGAGCGAATACACAAATAACCACTTATTATTTTATGTATCCAATCGCCAAGCACTTCGGTGGATTAGAATTGTCTTTATTTTAACATATTTTTTATATTACTTAAATGAAACTACCCTACTTCTTGGTCGACGCGTTTTTAGCAGAGCGCTTTTTTGGATAGCCCTACCCGAGAATTTAGGCAGAGAGCTTCTGTTGCTCTTGAAAATACTCATACTCAGGGCTGTTGAATTGGCTGTCTTTAGAGAATCGGTTGAGGTTCTCGTTCCACTTCCGCTTCCGCCTCCGCCTCCTCTACTTCTTCTACCGCCAAAACTGCTCATATCTACGGCACCCTGTTGGATATGGGACTCATTAGTACCTTGACCGTCTGGGTATTTAAGAGCGAATGTTCCGTCTGGATTCTTAACTAGTCCATACTTTCCTACACTCTGTATAGCCTTTAGAGCTTTAGGAGATAGTTCTTCGCCTTGCATTTCCGCCAGAGAAGCCGAATTCGTGATGTTGTAAACATTCAAATCCTGTAAATATTTAGCAACAGCAGGGTCTCGCCAGTTCTTATTAGCCATTTGCATTTTTACGTATTGGCTTTGTTGTGGGCGGGTTCGCAGTGGAGCGTAGCCTTGAGCCTCTCTCACCTTATTGTTGTAATCCTCTATTTGTTTGTAGTGATCAGATAATTCAGGGTGGGCGTCCAGGAATGCCCATTTCTGAGGGCTACTTGGCATATCGTGGTATGTTTTTAGAGTGGCTTGTAGTTCATCACTCACCTCTGGGTAAGGTACTCGATTACTCTTTCCAGACTTGAAGTCTTGACGCTTAAAGTATGCACTTCTTTCTTTTTGGAAATCTTCTAGCCAAGGTGCGTCTTGTTTTAGTTTTCTCTGCTCGGCACCGTTCTTTGGTGAGCCTTGTAAGTGATAGAAGTACTGCTGTTTGTCTACGGGGAGTTTATATAGAGGGTCTAGCTCTTCGCCTGTTTGTGCTGAGCGCCACTTAGCCGCCTCACTGAGGGCTTTAACTATGTTTGGCTTATTTGCTAGAATTCGGTTGTTCATTAAGACGTCGCCCTCTGTTTTGCCTTCTACACTACCGTCTCCGTTGTATTTCCTAGAGGTCAATGCTTGGTAAAGTTCTAAATCACTACCAGACAGTTTATTGTCTTTAGCGGCTTTTTCTAATGATTGATAGAAGTATGAGCTTTGACTTGTTCCCTTTGGTGCGTAGAATCGTCCAACGACTGAATCTAGCATACTTCTACCCTTTATTTCATCATCAGAAGCCCCTGTAGCCTTTGCTATAGCAAAATCCATACCGTGAAGCAGGTTCTGTCCACCGCCCGCTGTAGACGTTCTAAATGCGTTGTCTATTTGCTTAGGGCTAAGACCTGTAAGTTCACCAACCTTTCGAGCCGTAAGGCTTGTGCTACTATCCCACTGGTCTTTTCCGTCAAGATTCTTCATACCCTCAGGTACGACTTCTTGTCCTGTGTATAGGTTTTTGTTTGCCCAGGTTTCCACAAATGGCTTTACGGCTTGTGGTACATACTGAGCACCTGTACGTCTTATCTCCATTGGGTTCACAGTCGTTACTTGTTCTACAGCGTCCCCGACGGCTTTACCTGTATCAAATTGTTGTCCCGCCATAGCGCTTCTCACCATATTGTGAAGTTGTCTATGAAGTGGTGAGAATTGAGGTGGTACTGGCACTAGGTAAACACCCTCCCATTTATTCTGCTCTTTATTATATTTAGCCCCTGGACCGATAACTACTACGTTATTTTCCTTGACATAATCAGGTAAGTTTTCCATTATCTTCTTATTCTCGTCATTACTGTATGACAGAGCCATAGCGGCTACAGTTGGGGCTACTATTCCAAGTGCGATTTTACCTGTATACCTTGCTGGGTTTTCCTTCATTCGGCGTAAGGTGATACGCTGACCTTGAATATTTGCGTTTGAGTAAGGCACGATTGCATTGATTGCTTTACCGTATGTTCCACTTCTTAAGAAGTTTGTAGAGTTCCATCTTGCTTGGTCGGCTGCGAATTTTATAGCCTCAGACTCACTCATACCTTTTCGTTTAGCATATTTTTTGTTTGCAACATACTGTAAGGCGCGCCCAAAGTCTTCACTGCGTCCGATAGTATTCTCTAGGGTTTTAAGAGGGCTTTTAGCATTATGTATTGAACGAGTGAGTATGTTTTTATGACTGCGTATTTCATTAAGGTTTAAGTCAGAGGCGTTACGGGTTAATTCATAGATGTTTCCCAAAACTCCTTCACGTTGCATTTCTACATACAGATCGCCGTTATGATGAAATGCTGCACCCAAGGCACTTACAATAGACTTAGGATTCGTTGAATTAAATCCGCCCTTTGAGTTGATAGTAGCACCTACAAAGTCCTTTACGACGTTTGCCATAGTAAAGCCTGCGTTGACTGTCGTTGCTCCCATTCTCAGTAAACGGGCAGGCGCTGCAAGGGCTCTTAATATAATCCCCATTTGTTCACGGTTCATATTTTTAGCAGCTCTAGCTACTTCAGGCGCAGCTAAGAATGTACGCTTTTTACCATTATCTAAGTAGCTGATAGTTGGTCGTCCGTTTGCACTTTCTCCCGCCTTTAGTTCTCTTAGTTGGAATGGATTCTTAGGGTCTTTAGCATAACTTGCCAGAAGTTCGGCTGTTTTGTTGCGTTCACCCTGCTGAATCATATCCTGGGTTTTCGTAATTAACGCGTTTAATGGGCTGTCGATTGAGCGAGATGAACCTTTAATACGCTGGACAATATCCTGCTTACTTAAACTAGCCTCACCAGCGCCCACTCCGTGCTTCATCTGAGTGTCTATTTCTTTGTCAGAGAATATACGGTCAAACGGTACATAATCTGGGTATTTCTTCCTCAAATAGTTAGCGGTATCTTGACTAATAAGCCCGTAATCTACTGTCTGTTGTAGGACTTTGTCTGAATACTCTCTAACTTGCTTAAACTCTTTAGCAAATCGTTTACTTGTAGCTTTTATGAGAGCCTGATCCCTTACGAGGTCTCGTCCTGTTTCTATCCCATTAGCTTCTAGCTCTAGGGCGTGTTTGGCGATTAGCGCTTGGTCAAATGTCTGTAGTTCTTTTTTATTCTTAAATCCAGTAATTAATTTATCAAAATTGTTATCTCGGATAAACGCTTCTGATATTCCATCTGCACGTAAAGTCCTATCCAGGGCATTTCGCATTTCTAATTGTTCAGATTGGTTTTTAATTCTGTCTTCAATTGGGGCAAATCTGTCCACGAATTTCTCACGCATATCTGCTTTGAAGTCTTGCCAACGCTCTTTAAGGGTAGGTTGCTCACCTTTACGGGCTAGTTTTTGCTCTTTGACTAGCTCGTTTACGTAGTTATCGATATTGATGTCGGCAGGCTCACTGCTCTTCTTATATGCTGGCAACTGTTCGGTATTTCCGAACACTTCATTCCTGAACTTCCCCGTCTCCATTTGAGCATAGAATTGCTTAATGGCGTCTTGTTTACCTACAAGTCCCATAATAGCTTCAGTGATTCGGTCGTATATTGCTAAGACTTTTTGAGGAATACCTAACCTAGTACCTAGACGTACTTTATCTTCACCATTTAGTCTTCCTTTGTAGTAATCACTGAATCCGTCAGCTAGTTGTTCTTCTGCTAGTAGGTTCAGGTCATTTCCATATTGACTGCCGTATTTGTTTATTAAATATTCATCTCCATAAGATTCACGGATAGCGTTTAATAGGTCTTGTTTATTTTCTACACGTGTAAGTAATTTATGTCCTAATTCGTGGTTTAGAGTGTCTTCTGTAAGCTTGTTTAGGTTGATTTGGTCGGTCTTTGGATCGTAGTAGCCTAATGCTTTTTTCTGCATTTCATTTTGCCACTCGTTGAATACAAGGTTCTCATCGCCCGTTAGTTGTAGGTGGCGTGCTAGTAGTTTTCCTTGGTCGGCAAGTTCTTGTATTTGGGTATCTATCTTGTATTTCGTTTCTGAGCCTCTCGCATTTTCTTCTCCTATCCTAGATAGGGCTTCGTCTATATTAGACTTTTCTTTCAATAATAGGGATGCTTTTTCGCTTCTGTTTCTCAGTTCGGTTATTTTTTCACGAATATTTTCTGGTATATGCAGACCATACTTATCTAAACTAGTTAAATCACCATCAATAATTAGCCCCTCGTCCACAATAATCTCTTGGCTATATTTATCGCCATATAATGAACGATAATACTCTCTTGACTCAGTCGATGGTATTTCGTGATCAGCTAGCCTAATCTCCCCGCCTGATCCATCTGAATAATAAGTCGAACCAAAACTGCTTTTGTGGCGGTTAGTCCCATACTTCCTGCCAAGTTGTCTTCGCAATGCGGTCATTAACTCATCTTTTATTGCAGAAGCATCTATGTATATATTATCCTGGTCTAATAGCCGCTCAACATCTCGCCCTAAAGAGTCTGACTTTTCCCGCAAGGCTTGTATATCGTCATTATCTATTTGGCTATAGTCGCCATCAGCATATTTTTCGTCGATCTCCTTGCGTCTGATTTGTCTATCTTGTATATATTTAGCATTATTTTCTGCATTAACTTCGTATGGCGATTTCCCATCATGACGACTCTTATATATCTCACTAGCAAGGTTTTCAATTCGTCCTACAGATTTACTGTTTCTGGCTTTTTTGCCAGAGTTACTTACGCCAAGAGAATCAAGAATATTTGCGTATTCTTGTCTAAGCGATAAGTTGGTGAGCTCGTCATCTGACATTAGCTGAAGTTTCTCTGGAGTGTATTTGTCGAATAGCTCCTGGATAGTGTCCTGCTCTGGGCTTAGCTTATATTTCAATCCATTCTCATCTACTTCACCGATATGATCTCTGGCGTATATAGCCTGCTCTTGGGCTTTACGTAGGTTAATCATGGCTGGAGCGTTTTCACTCATTCCTTGACCGCGTAAGTATTCTTCACGTTGGCGTAGACGTGTTATATGTTCGTTGTATGCTCTAACTTGTGCTTCATGCTCTGGATTGAGTTTGTACTTAACATCTTCATTGACATTTTGGGCTTCTTGTGCTACACTTTCATTAGAAAAGTCGCCCAGTCCCCGTTCGGCTTGTCCACGGGGCGCACCGTTAAGGTCACCTGGGTGGCTTTTTTCTTGGCTTCGCACATTACCTTCATAAAGAGTATTTCGCCCTATTGTATTATTCTTTGCAATATCTATTGTTGACACATAATCTTTACCCCTATATCGTACAGGAATTTCTCTGTAATCAAACCCATCAGGTGCTATTCCGTGATTCTTGGTGTCTTCAGCGCTATCAATAAGCTTGGACTTCGCAATAACCTCATCTATTTGAGGTGCCAAGCGCTGTTTAACTATAAAATTATCATTAATAGCACGAGCTCCTGTACTTGTGTATTTTCTATTGCCCGCTTTACTCAACTCCACGTCCATCCCATCGCTTGTTCGGTACGGATTGCCAGTTCGCGCCTTCTGTAGATCACCAAAAGCCGCTTGACTGAGACGTTTTCTCGTATCTCCAGTTATGCCGCCCACGACTTCAGCGGCGTTGTATTTCATTTGGGCTGGAGATAGTCGGTTAATCCCAACACCACTCTCTCCATAAGGATTAATCCTATTTCCAACCATTCCCTTAACACCATTTACGGCACGACCAGCACCGTGCATCATACCACCTCCAAGCGCGCCAAACACCCCAGATTGGAAGTAAGTATTTTTATCGGTGTTTATCTTGCCGTCATCTGCTAGGTCTTGTGCAAACGTCTGCGTAACTTCTTCCGCACCCTCTTTAAGTGAATCCTTGACTAGGTTTTTTGTACCATTTAATACAGCATGTCCTACACCTTGTTTGACGGCTTGTTTTGTCCCTGCTTTGCCTAGACCAGCAAGGCTGCGTAGAAGTGTACCTGAACCGCCAAATCCTAATCCACCTACTGAAATACCTGCATCCAGCCCTTTACCGAATCTCTGGACACCGTTTAATTCTTTTACTTTGCCGTTCTCATCCGCTTCTATACCTGTAACTGCGTTTGCCACTTTGTTCGGAGTTTCTGCTAGACCCTGAACCATACCGCCAGGTATTTTAGCTGCAAATCGTACGTAATCTCCTGGGTCGCTCCATTGGAATCCTTTTTCTTTATCTGAAGAATCAATCCAGTTATTGAACTTGTTTATGTTATCTGTGATAGGTTTTTCTACTGTTTTCTTGAAGGTTTGTTGCTGTTTTGCACCGAATAGACCATGCTCGCCGAATGGATTTGCATAATCAAAATATGTTGGTTTTTTAGGTGTAATTATAGGTTTGTTTACTAAGTTTTGAGTTTGGATTTGCTTGTTTTCTTTGTTTACCCAATCTTGTTGTCCTTGAGGGGTTAATACTTTAGGGGCGTCATTTATAGTCTTCTGAGGGATTTCTGGCTTAATCTCAGGTATAACAGGCTTAGTGAATTGATTTGCCGTTGGTACTGTATTTACTTTAGGTACCGTATCGGTTTTAGGCACTGTATCTGTTTGAGGTTTTTGCTGAAAAAGTCCTTGAGTAGGAGATGGACTGCCAAAACTAGGTGCTTTGTTTAAGTTATTTAAGACAGGGTCCTGCTTAAAAGTAACTGCTGGCTTATTCTGAGGTTGAGCTTGTTGTTCTTTACGGCGTTTTTCCTCATCACTAACCCAGCCCTTTCCACTGAAAAAGTTGCCTATTCTTTGAAAAAAATCCATCTCCTAATACTCCCTACATTAACTCTTGCTTTTTCTTTTTCTCTTCGTCGCTTAAGATTGGGCGCAAGTTTGGTGAAATCTCATCATTTACACCACCAATCTCTGAATTATCCTTGACAGTAACGTCCTTAGGGTCGTATGTCGCAAGGTCTGGTGCTTTCCAGTCCACTTTTTGGATAGGGATACTGCGATCACGTCCTAATTCGTCAACTTCTGTGCCCAAACGGTTGATTTGGTCGCGTGTACCTTGCTGGCTTGCAATAGCAGCTGCCATACTTGAGCCATTTGCCGTCTGTTTGCCTACGTTAGCGCTTCTAATGCGATCTAACAGTTCAGCACGGGATTGTGCTACTTTTTGCTTCACACTGTTCACACGGTTGTCATACTCGCTCTGAATGTCGTTCTTGTTCTTGTCGTAAGCATTCTTCACTGCGAAGTAATTGATGTCCATGTCTCGGCGGTTCTTAGCGTATGCGTCCTGAGCCTCACCTTGCTGTTTTGAAGCGGCTTTAGCTATCTCATAAGGTGCTAAGACGTTTGCAAATGAGCTATCTCCTGCTCCACCTGATGCCAAAATGCCCTTAGCTGAGCGAACCTTAGTAGCAGTGTCGCTTTCAATTTGGTCGCGTGTCTTTTTGATGTTGTCGATAGCGTCTTTGGTGTTCATGTTGTAACGACCAGTTGACTCATTAAAGCTGTTTTCGTTTTCTTGCCATGCACGGTCTTTAGCTTTTCCAGCGTTAGCAATACCAACGGCTTCCTGTCCGCCTAGACGGTTGATAGCTGAGTTAGCTTGGTTAATCTCGTCATCGTATTTAGCGATAGCGTCTGCCTTGTTACGGGCTTCCTGAGCAGCGAATGGGTTGAAACCACCTCCGCCACCAGGACCGGTGATAACATCAGGGGTAGGGTCTGGATTGTTCCCTTGACTACCCCTCCAACTGTTATACGAATTAACCCACCACGGCAGGATATTTCGGTTAAGTGCTGACGCGGTATATCCGTTTGATGTTTGCTCGCGAGTTCCCAGTCCTAAGAATCCGCCACGCTGACCTGTTAAAAAATTACCGTCCAGCTTACCGTCGTCTCCGACCTTATTTAGTAGGGCTTGTGCTTCTGCTCGTTTAGCGGCTGACGGGTGATTGTTCGCATGGTACTGAAGGTACTGTCGGAGCGATTCATTTCCTTGCATAAAAAATCTCCTTATTTTTATATAAGGAGAGAGACTTAGTAGAAGATGTTATTTAGATTTGACAGAAGTGCTGGACTGCTACTAGGGTTGTGTTGTTGGTACTAACACCAAATCCCGTCTTTTTGTACTTAGGATCTTGTATAGCTTCTCTGTGAGGCTTAGAACTCATCCATCCGTTAAATGCTTCTCTACTGGTCGATACAAAAACATCTGACTTTGGATGATATGCGCCAGTATAATAATTTTCACTACTATGAGAGCATTTAGCCCGTTGATATATTAGATAGCGCATTTCTTGCGTGTACATATCACCTAGCCCAGGTATGATATGCTGTCTATAGTCTTTGGTAATCATATCATCTGCCTTGAGCTGAGCTGACCTTTGCATGCTTTCATCAAACTCCAACGGCGCCACACCTATACGCTGGCGTTCAGCGTTAACTAGCTCTAATAACTCAGTAGGGTCTGCTGGTCCAACATCATACTTACTCTTCGGTTGCTCCTGAGCCACTCCAGCAGCTGCCTGAGCATCCAGACGGGTCTTTAGCCATACTCCACCGCCAACGCCCGCTACAAGCGCTAAAATGATGGTGATGATTACGGCTTTTTTCATACCCTCACACTAGCACAACAGAGGTAATTTGTCAAGATGTAGTTTAATATAACCACTGACTCACTCCACCGTGATGTGAACAAGTTCCCCTTCCAGTTGAATATGACCGCGTGCCGTCTCGACAGATAGCACCGCCTCTTTCCTGCTGAGATTCCATATACTCCGTGTATTTGTCGTTATAGTCTGGTTCTCCCTCATCCATGGCTTCTCTGCAATTATCATTGTATATACAATCATATGCGGCTTTAGAAGTCGGCGTATATCTGACAACCTGATTGACTGGCTGTTTTATAACAGTTTCTTTGTTTGGGTGTCCAGATTTTGAGGCTTTACAGACTTGTTTTGAACCATTCTGACCTACAGTTTCTATACGGCTTGTTTCATACTGAGATTTACCCTTATCTATGTTGACAGTGTCGTAATTTATAGTTTCTACTGTACAAGGCTTGTAGTAAACTGGTGCGAAGTAGTCGTATATCTGTTGTCTAAATAAGAATCCAAACACACCTAGCCAAAATGCTGCTACGAATAGATAACCGCCAGCGTCTACCCAATCTATACTCTTAAACCACTGTTTCATCTATCTTCTCCCACAAGATTAAATGATTTGCCATCATTATACTATAGAATGAGCAATAACACACTCTACTAAGTCTCTCTCCAAATTGTTAATCTTCGACCTCTCATTTATCGCGGAGAGGCAAAACGCGGAGAAGGGGCGAGTTTCCCCGCCCCAAATTGCTAGGCATTCTTCAGAACTTGAATAGCACCCTTTTTCTTGTTGAATACGAATGCTTCGTATACAACGCGACCAGCTACATAGTAACCGCTAGCTTCTGGACCAAATTCACCCTGCTTGTATTCAGACAGGTATTTTGGAGCTGCTGCTGCGTCTTCGTGAGTCAAAACGATAGTCGTCTTAGTTGGCATGTAGTCATCTGGAACTTCAATGATCATACAACCATCAATCTCACCGTAGTTACCATCGCGACGGCTCTTAGCAGTCATTTCGCTGGCTGGAGTGAAGTTGTCATCCTGCTTCAATAATGAGTATGCACTTGCGGCTACGAACGCAACACGACCCTTGTGAGGTACTCTAGCGTTTGTTTGAGCAGTAGTCATAGTCATAAATGTTTCATAAGCATTTGCCTTAGTAATGGTCAAAGTCTTAACTGCTGTAGTCTCAGCTGCTTTTGCCAATGCGTCAATGTTGTATTTATCCATTGTTGGGTAAATAGACTCTTCTAGAGTTGCACGCATGACTTCTTTGGTATCGAGTGAGCCATCGCGTGAGAACTTAGCGTCAGCCTTATCGATTTGCTGTGAGAAGGCTTTGTCCTGAGAAGCTGTAATAACTTGTTCTTTATTGCCAGCTGCTGAGTACTTGTAGCCGAATGAACCAACGCCCTGACCGCTAGCATTCTTATTTGTAGAATAGTCATACAGAGAAGCTGCGTCTGTGCTGTATACCTTAAATGATTTAGTAGTACCACCAACAACTTCATACTTGCCCTTAAAGGCAGGTGCTGTTAATGATTTAAGTGTATATCCTTTATCGAGGATTTTTGAATATGCTTGTGGCAAGTTAATAGCCATTTTATTTTTCTCCTATGGTTAGTTTTTTTTAGATTGAAGGATTTAATCGAAGAAATTATTCACAAATTGTTTTTCGTCTACTTCTCCTGATGTAGCCGCTCCGCCAGCATTCATTACTGCCGCGGATTGTTTTGCCCTAGATATCTTCTTACCGCCAGCTTTCAGACCTTCTTCGTAAATGCCGTGCAAGTCTGACATAAACTCATAGAGCTTTTTATCCGCCGAGATTGGCGCGCCCTCTTCGTTAAGTTGCAGATTTGCAGCACTCACGTACATGTCAGCTGCTTTTTTCGTGAAGTCTGCATTGTATTCAGGTGATGTTTCATCGAATACAGGATAGTCTTTAAGTAGTTCTACTCTATCAAGCGACATATTGTACTGAAGGTCAGCAATATTTGCCGATATTTCGTTTACCTGCGACTGCTGCTGGTCAAGCTCCTGATTGTATAGAAGGGCTTGGATTGCAGCGTCTTGTGGGTCTAACCCTGCAGCTTCTAGTTGTTCTGGTGTTATTCGGCTTTCACTAATTGAGCTTTGTAATTGTTTAATACCTTCGTATTCAGCTACTTCTCGTTTTAGTTCTTCCCGACGGGACACCAACCCTCGAATATCGTCATTCAGTTGAGCTTTACGCTCCTCTGCTTTTGAATATTCCGGCTTTTCTTCGGATTTCTCCTCTGTTTCTTGGGTTTCGTCTGTTTTGGACTCGCCCTCCGACTGTTCGCCTGAATCCTTATCGTCCCAGAAGCCGTCTGTCAGCGATTTTTCATCAGTGTTGTCGGTTGAGTTTTGTGATGTTGACGACACATCTGCCACACTCTGGCTTGTATTTACGTCTGTAGTGGTACTGTCCACGGTTTTTACTCCTTTATTTAGTTATTTACGACCTTTTACATCGGTGCGCAGATGAGAGCTCAGGAGGCGAACTCTTACCTGCGGAGATACTACTAAGGTCTTATCTCTACAGGTAACAACCCGCCTAGAATAACTTCTCTAGTCGATACGCTCCTTTCTCTCCAACCAAATAAACGCCTAACGGTAAAACTGCTGTTAAGCTTGGATCGTCAACGCAAATCAAAACCCTACCCTCCTGTCTGAATTCGTGGCTAGCAAGTAGTGATTCAGTTTCTAGCGGCTGTTCCAGCTTGTCTCTAACGTCCTCAGTCATTTTCTTGCACCTTGTCTGTCTGGGCTTTTATCCACGACTTAAGTTCTATAAGGTCATTCACGCGCCAACGAGCAGCTAATATCTGTACTTTTAGGGATTTCTCAGAAGTTTCAGGATTCATTGTTAATTGATTGATGTTTTGGGCTAGTTGGATCTTTTCATCAATTCCATTGAGTAGAGTTTTTAGTAGGTTAATATCTTCTTTAGCTGCAATCCTCTCCTTGGATTCTTTAGTCTTACGCTCTTCTGGGATATCCAAAGAAAACCCGCTGTTTGGGATCAAATCGTTATTCATACTGCTCCTCACTGTCGGCTATGCCGTTATTGTTTTGGTCTAGGTCAATAACCAACTCTTCAGGGTCATCAACACCTGATTTGTTAATCATTCGCTTCAATAATTGGTCTTTGCGGATAATCTGTCCTAACTCAGGGTCAGACTGAGCCAACTCTAAGATTCCCTTTAGATTCTCCATAGATTGCTCGTCATCTTTAAGCTTTGAGGTAGAAGCGTCGACTTTGAACTTGAACCCTTTTAGTTTCTTGTTGTAGTCAACAACAGCTGTACTTGCGTCAAACTCAGAGTCTTCAAGTTTTCGGCGTTTGATGTATTCTTGAGTGAGGTCAACTTCCTGTTCACCTTCAGACAAAGCAAAATGAATATTGAGCATAGTCTCACACACATCACCAAACCAACCCTCGAATTGCTTGCGAAGATGGTTATCACTAACACCAACACGCTCCTGTTGCGCCTTCACTCCGCTATCTGTCTTTGAGAATCCAGGATTTCCGACTTCAGCAGAAACACTTGTATCGTTTGAGTTGTTCAAGTTTAATATTTGGCTCTTAATTAAACCGTAGTTGTTTGAGAAGTTGTTTGTTGCATTAGTTGAGATATTCGCAGGTGAGATACTTGCGTTCTGGTCTGCGCCCAAATCCCAGATAGCGTTTACTTTGAATCGTATAGTTGAAGTATCAAATGAGCCTCGTTTAATTAGTGGTGGGTTAAGACCCAGGGCTTGAGCGTATTGGTACATCTGCATTTCTGAATCGAGCATGTTCTGAAGTCCTGCCACTAGTTCGACTGCACCACGACCGATTGGATTAGACATGTCCATATCGTGATATATGAAGTGGATTGGGATAATGCCTCTCGGGTCTGGATTTACAGTTGAGTAGACTACTTCGTTATTGTCTGGGCTATATCCGTAAAAAGTAGCCCCTACGCCCTGTTGAAATGCAAATATAATCTGTATACCGCCAGTCTCAAGACTCTTCTCTCGCTCGGCTGGTGTTTTGCTTTCGTCTGTTTTCTCTTTCGCTTCTAGCTGAGTGAGTTTATCCAGTCGCCAACCGCTCTTTATGCCGTGTTTGGCTAATTGTTTTTCGCGATAAATTAGATATTTAATATCACTTGGCTGGTACCAAGCTCGTAAGAAAATAACATTACAATCTTTGTCGTAGACTTTTCCAGATTCTAAAATAACGTCCTTGATGTAAGGCAGTTTGAAGTCTGCGCCAAAATAATTTCCGTGTTGTGTATAGAAACAGTAAGCTGGCTGAGAACCGTACGTCATAGCCTTGCTTAAAGCTCCCCAGGATTTTTGAATAACACTTCCTGTAGTGTTTGCGTTTGGTAGGATTTCTTCAGTCAAGACCAAGTTAGCGATATCTGCTAGGTCTTTATCTTTGTCTAAGCTAGTAACTAACCCAGTCGGCAATTGCTGAATGACGCTCTTAGGTCGAGATTGAACATAGCTAGCTGTAGTTCCGTCTGTAACTGTAGGCAAGCCCTCTGGTATGTTCGACTTAGGTTTATTCAGAGCAATACGCTCAAGCTCATCAATGCCAGATAGAACTGCCTTGTACTTCTGCAAACTTTCATCGTACGCGTCGCCGATGTTAGATTCGTCTATATAAGAAAAAGCCACTGGTTTCCCCCAACGTAAAAATTACTGTTACGTAATCATCACGCTGGGCTTGTTCCCAGTAGCTTGTTACACGTCTATAATATCACATTTGAATAAAAACGTCTATAGTCGTGAGTTTTTATCTAAAATAGTCTTTTTGACTAGCTGAGGTAGACCTGTCTTTTTGTCTATTCTCACGCTTAAAGATATATCCAAACACTCACCGTCTTCTGCCTGTTTTATTAAATCCTCAAACTCTTGTCTGACTTCTGTAAAGGTCGATACTTTCGATGAGATTGTAAACGAACGGATACTTTGAGCCGTCATATAATCTCTTATTTTTCTGACTTCTTCCACTTCCACCCCTTCCGTAGTGTATTTATTTCTTACCTCGCCGAATCTTAACTCCATAATGCTGATAACTCTCCTGAGGTTTGAACTACTGGCTTCTGCTCATATTTTGGCTTTAAAATACTAGACAGCTTGTACCTAACAGCGTCTAGTGCGTGATCGAATCCGCCCTCTGGTATATTGATAGTCTTGCCGTCTTTATCAGTCTGCCATAAATAATTTCTATATTCTTTAATCAAATTAACACTTCGCTTAGTCATTGATATACTCTGCTCTTGTACGTAATTTATCCCTTGAGAGATAGAACCTGAACCCTTTTTAGAGGGGCTAACAGACAATCCGTACATCTGTAGCTCATCGATAGACTTCGGCTCTGCTGAATCTGCTACAATCACACCAAAATCTAAGTTATTCATAAATGAGGCGATTTGTTGATTACTCATACCTTTTCTGTAAAGAACCTCATCTAAGACATATCCGCCGTTGTAATAGTAGACTGCGACTACCGCTGTAGGGTCGTTTGAATATCCAAAATCCAATCCATAACCCTCTAAGCGGGCTTCGTGAGGTATTTCGTCTATAATCTTCCAACCTTTGTATATTCTACCCTCGACCTCTCCTAGTTGACCTAATCCGTAAACAGTCCACCAGTTTTTGTTTGATTTGTGAGCCTCGATGTCTTTTACGATTGTTTCAGGCAGACCTTCGTTATCTTTATAAGTAACAGTAATCATTTCCACGTCATCGCGTGTATTTAATAAGTCATAGAACCAGAACTCGTTCGTTGGGTTCCAGTCTAGCCAAATCTCTAATCGTGTACGCACTGCTAATTGGTCAAATGATTCATAGGCTACGTTGTTACACTCGTTTATAAATAATCGATCACGACGTGGACCACGCACCTTGCTTGGCTGGTCGGCACTAAAAAACTCTATCTTTGAGCCTGTTTCAAATGTATAAATAGAGTCTGTGGCATTCCAGGCTGATTCCTTCCAGTAGCCGTGTTCCTGCATAATATTCTTGAAATCACGCATAGCACCCCTTTTAAGATGAGGAAATGATTCAGACACAACGCTTGTTAGGGTTGGTTTCTTATCTTTCTGAGCCTTGCTGATGAGTATTTGAAGAATGGATATAGTCTTACCCGCAGATGTTCCACCACAAACGCCACGGATACGCTTTGTCATTTTAGCAAGCTTCTTTGTTGAACTGGTCAAGACGAACATTATTGTTCGCCCTCCACCAAATCACCAAGAATAGGCTTTGGTAGCTTAACGTGTAATTCTTTCTTTTCTGTTATTCGCTGTTTGAGCTTATTATACTCTCGAATCGCTGCCATTTTAGCTTTGAAGTCTGCGTCCTGCGTGATGAGTTTCTCCATCTGCTTGTCGACATACTGATCATTCAATCCTCCAGCTTCGAACAGCTCGTCTATCCTCTTAAGAATGTTACGTTTTGTCAAGAGTTCAGAAGCCCTTGTCCGTGCGGCATTATACCAATTAGGTTTTGACCGATCAGGTTCATACGCCTCTATATAACTTTGAACACCATTACCAAAAAACTCTCTATCACTAGCATAGAGTCGACAGAACTTTTCTTGTCTTGGATTCAGTCTTCTTAGCTTTTTATCCATATCCACCTCATTTTCAAAATACATAAGAACGTTTTAATTCAGAGTTGCGTTCTTTCAACTCACATACTGTACTTATATTATAGCATAAATAGAGGTAGACAAGTGAAATATCAAAAATCTTTACAAATAAAAAAGCTGCCCGACCTGACAATCAAGCAGCTTAGCTCGTAATTTAATTATAACAGATTATTCAGCAAGCTCTTTCTTATTTAATTCTTATTTTTTTAGAGATTTTCTTCATATGCTCTCTGCACTCTAATATTCCATCCTTTCTCTCGTATACATACTGTAGAAGTCCCTTTGCGTTCTCGTCAATAGATTCAACGAGGGCTTTTATGCAGACGGACTTGTAGCCATTATAAAGTTCCATAAAAGACTCATCAATTGGGTGTTCTGCTCTGAACTTCTCCAGATAATCGTCAAAAAGACTGTCTATTACTCTTTCAACGTTTTCCTTCATCGACAATCTCCTCTTTGAGGCGAGAAACCTCGCTGGCTATAGTTCGATGAAGCTCAGCCTCATTGTTAATCATTTCTTCTTTTATTCGCTGAAGAACATGAGTGAGTGGGAAGTATTCAGATTTGCTGTATTCTGTTTCGATAAGCTTCGCTGTCCATAACAGTGTTCTGCTCTTCTCCTGCATAATCTCTTGCTCAACCCAAACTATAATTGAAAGTACTTCTTTAATCGATTGTATCGAATCTTTACACCCAGAAGACTCTAGGATCTCTACTATCGCACAATATAGTTTTGCGTATCTCGCACGGTCTTTATCTTCATTATTCATAAATATCTCCCGTCGCTATAATGTTTTCTACTCTTTATATATTCAACAATCTTACCTAGGGTTTCTTCTAAGTTATCACCAGTAACTTGTACATAATCAGTATAGTCCTCATCTTCATCATCTGTCATAGAAAACCTAACCCAGTATTCAATTTTTCCATCAAGCGTAATACTCCAGGAGATGAAAAAATCAGGATTATTATATTTTTTAGTTTTAAGGTGTTCTTCTATAAAAGTTAAGTCTTTCATTTCTTATGCTCCTCCTCATACCTTTTAATGAAATTGTCTATCTCTTCACATACAACACCGTTCGGAGCCTCCTCTTTAATACGTTTGAAGACTTTGTACTGCCTTGGAATTGCCTCAGTCAGATATTTTACTTCTCCGTACAGTCTTACGATTTCTAAGATACGCCAGCTGATACTACCGTTCACACACCTCTTCGTTTCATCGTAATTATACGGGTCCATATATAAAGACGTAACACTAGGTTCGACAGGATTTATATCTTTCAGGACACTTTCTAACGAGCCCTTTTCCAAGATTTCTTTAAGCAGTTTATTTTGTTTTTCAATTGATTTTCGTATCGACTCAAACATTATTTCTTCTCCAACGACTCCTCATACTCGCTAATCAAATCCATAATACTTTCGACAAAATCGCTCTTTATGCAACTGACTTCTTTGCAAAAATCGTCTGGGTCAACTTGTTTATGCTCATACATCAGGGTTAAATCGCCGATCCTAAAAGATAGATTGTCTACAACAAACTTGATACGAGCCATTAAATCTTCGTCTGTCATTATTTCTCCTCCAGCAGCTCGTCCAGTGCTTTGTCATATTCTTTGAAGCTTCGCTTGTAGTCATCGATAATTCGCTTTACGATATCGTCTTTGTATTCGACTTTGACTAGTTCATTCTCTTCGTCGCTTTCGTTCAATCGTACAAAAATGTCGTAGCTTTCTCTCGTTCTAAGCCTTTCCCAATACAATATTCTTTCTTTTGTATAGTCAATTGACCTTACTAAGTGTTCAATAAGCTCTCTCTTGCGATTATTCATCTTTATCATCCTTACGTTTGTCGAATACAATAAACATACTCCAGTCATTACTGTTGAATAACTCTTCAACGGTCTCTTCGTATAGCAACTCTTGAGGATAACAATTGTCGCCCCCTTCGTATTCGCAATCGGCGAGAATAGATATGTCGTCACTTTTATAATAAAACGCATCTAGACTGTACTGGAAGAACCTCACTTTCATGTTTCTATATTCTTTTGGGAGTTTGTTTTTGATATCGCTGCTAGCGTCTATGACTGTGATTTGTTTCATTGATTTCCTTTCTCTATGTCCACAAAATTAGTGGTTTAATTGACTCTTATCCATGTTTCACCATCGTCATATGGATTAACACCGTTTACAAATTTGCCACAATTGGGACATATTGATGCAGCGTCAGGGTAACTTCCAACACGATACGGCTTTAGCGATGCCTGATACGCTTTCCAGTTCCTGCTGTCGCCTCGGACAAGCAATATTTCGTCATCGCAACAATCACGTTTTACCATCCATTTATTGGTGTCCACATAGTCAAACACCCAATTACACCATTCGATTTTAGGTATCATTATTCTATTTCCCTTCCATTTTTAACAAGCTTAAGATATTGTCGGGTTTTTCTGCGGAATACTCTGTTAGCGATTACATATGCAGCTTTACATCCGTCTTCAAACTTACAACAGAAGCCTCTACTTCCCCATATCTTGTAGCGTTTGGCTGATTTAATTCTAGACATTATCGTATTCTTTTGCGCCGTAAACTTATTTCTGCATTTCGACCAAATAATCATAAAGCTTGCCAGCATCCGTGATATGCCACTCTTTGCGGCGTTTTTCGTCAGTAATATAGCAGCTTTCAGGCACTTCGCCAGCATGCGGCGCATCCCAAAGCCACCAGCTAATTGTTTGGTCAGCGTCATTAAACTCATCTTCAAGCGTAATAACCAGATTAGTTACTAGTTGTGTTATGTAGACAGCGGTTTCGTCGGTTATACCACCAAGTAATTGACTTATCTCGCTATCTCTGCGCTGCTGTGCTTGAATATGTGCTATTATTTCAATAAATGTTTCGCGTTTCATTACTTCCCCATATGTTCTAATTTCAACCGCAGAACTGGTGCTGGCAACCTGTAGGGAGGACACCGATGGCGCGCTAAGCGGCTGATTACTCGCACCGCCCTCACGCCCCGAACACGTTACCAGTATCGGCTATATAAGGTGATGATTTGCCGAGTTTTAATTTCCTCACATTCGAGGGAATTAGGTTTCGTAAAGTCACATCACAATTTCCGAGCAGCTGCGCTATTTTTCATACGGTGCTTTTGGTTTTTTCAGACTAGACTATCCAATAGCCATAAAAACCTGCTGCTTATGAGCGTCTACCTATTCCGCCACTTATATAGCCAGTTGACAACACCAATTTGTATATCATTAAGTGAGTTAATTACTTTAAGGTTTGATGTTGCCAGTTGATAGCACCAGATTGAGCCGATTTCCACCTGCACTCAATTCTATAGGCAAATGAAAAGCCTAGACACTAATACTACCAGTTGAACAGACGACCTGGGTGGGCAAATGGTCGTCTGTCCAGTTCTGCGGTTGATGTTAATGTTCTAAACCATTTTTCCCAAGTGGGGAAATTGGTTTCTACTGGGTACAAATTGTACCCGTTTATTTACGTTTACTTATGCGACCGCCCTTTTTGCCAGCACACTTCTTTACAAAGTGAGGACCGTCAATCAAATCGCAGTCGCATTCGATATCTTGTGCAAATCCCTTATAACTTCCGTGTGATGCAAATGTAGCAGAGCCACCTTTTCGTCCGATTTCTGCATAGAAATTAGGGTTACTTGCTAAGTTTTTTGCGGCGGCTTTCAGTCCGCCCTGCTTGGTTCCTGACATTATTTTCTCCTAATTTTTTAATCAATTCGTGGACACCACGTCCTGAACCGATACCCTTACCAGTCCACCAGCCTTTATACGGATATAGTTTTGCGATATGGTTCTTTCTGTCGTTGCTCTTATAAATGTATATGGCTTTCTCTCTTTCGTCCCAAGCTACAGCATACCAAGCCTCTATGAGTAAGTCGGTTGCGTATTGTACACGACTTGGTTCAAGGGATTTTCGACGCTCTTCACGCTCTTTTTTCATAGCGTCAAATACTGCCCTTAATTCACCCATCAGTTTTCCTCAATTCCAAAATATGTTAACCAATCTTCTCGGTTTTCCTCAATAGACTTTTTAGCGTCTTCCTCGGTTTCGTAACGTACAGGTTCTCCACTGTTTTCAAAAGGATATCTCCATGCCGCGAGACGATGTTTTGCGTAATCATACTCAACAATCCAGCCACCTTTGCCATTCTCAAAATCTGGCTTAAAGTCTGAGGTTTTTCGCAGTCTGACTTCGGCTAGCCTTCGGTCGCGGGCTTTTTCGCACTCTTCTTTGGTGCGTTTTATCAAGCCAAGCGAGTAACGCGAGAAATGGATAGATTCATCATCCCAGCGGTCACGATAAATACCAGCACAATCATCTATGTACCAATATTCATCACCATTATTTGGCTTCCAGTAAATACTGTCTGTCGGTTCTTCCATTTCCTCGAACCACTCGTCGAAGTTGTCTATATCTTGAATTGTGAATTGAGGATCTTCTGGTATGTCTTCACCTGGTACAGCCACAGCTAATTCTCTGGTTCCATCAGACATACTAACAATCTCTTCAAAAATGGTGCCAGCTTTAATTGTGGGCGTATCTTTTAGAAGCTTGTATTTCATGCCTTTATTTCCTTTCCATCTTTGAAACATTTTAGATAACCCATTTTGCCGCCAACCGATTCACAACGAGCTTTAACGTCCATGGCTTGTTTTTCTTCATTAGAACTGATAACAGTTAGGAAAATGATTAGTGCAAATCCACCTATAGTTATCATTATCAAAGCTATTTCAAGTATGTTTGGTAAATTATCCTTTATCATTTCTTCACCTTGACTTCCTTAATTTTTGGTCGCTCGCCTTCGATTCGGCTATCGAGGATTTGATTGATTCGATGAATAATAAACTCTCGTTCGTTCAATCCTCTTAATGCGTCATCCTTCATCTCTAGAAGATCGATAGTACTCATCTCATCTAGTGATTGATAATCGTCCTCGTAATAAGGTTTTACTTCTTTTTCCATTTCTTTTCCTCCTCTTTCATCCATTCTTCGTCCTGCTTGGCTATTTCATATTCTGAGATAGCTACAAGAATTAGAATGAAGATTACAAATATTATCCAAATTAGCGTGAACATTATGTTTTATCCTTTATATCTTTAATTAAGATCTCTAGCTCTCCGTCTGTCCATTTGTAGGGCTTTTTCATACTTTCCAACAGGTCAACGATATCTTCGCCGTAAGTTTTAAGCATGAATCTTGTGTAGCCAATCATGTTTCCTTCGTCGAATCGATTACACGATCTACATTGTGCATGCACGTTTCGCTCATCGTATCTTAACGCCATCCATCTTCTGTTTATGAAGTGTCCAGCGTCAGCCTGTTCAAATGGCTTTCTCTGCCCGCACGAACAACAAATAAAGAATCCGTCTTCAGAATCTCTCATTCGTATATATTTTGAGAAAATCCTATCAGCTTTTTGAATTAGTTTTCGACTTGCCATCTATCCTCGCATTCTCCAGACTCTGACAAATCTACCGTTCATCAATGGTCTTTCACTTTTTCTCCAACCAACAGCCACAAAATCATCACATCTGAATATGCTACCAGTTGTGTTCCTGTGTAAATAAGGTGGTCTAGGACATTCCTTGAGTACGTCTTCAATTGTGATCAAAGATTTATTATCTAATAGTTTTCTCGCTGTTACACGGGCATTTTCTATCCAAGCTTCACGCTCTTTTTTGAATAAATCTTTCATCACATTACCCTCTCGACAATGAAATTATCTATCATTGTTATTTTGTGAATCGTTCCACCGTATTTTTTCTGAAATTGCCGTGCGTCTTTTCGCTTTCTAAAGTTTCGATTTGAATCGTCGCTTTTTACTAGATACAATTTCTGTAAACCCATCATCTTCCCCCTTTTCAAGTCTGCGTGAGACTACCAAGTCATTATCGATAAATGACCATTTATACTTCCTCATAAAACTGAGGTCTGGGTCTACAATTCGAATCGTAAACCCATTGTCAGTTTCGAGCAGATAAACTCGCTTTCGTCTTACCATTCGTCCTCCTAAAAAGGGATTTCGTTCAGATTTACTGGCGTGCCGAGGTCTTCGCTTGATTTCGCTGCTTGAGCCTTGCCGTCGCCCAAAAATTGAACCTGCTCGACAATCACCTCAGTCGCTTTACGTTTATCACCGTCTTTTTCCCACATCCTCGTTTGTAATCGACCAGTTACACCAATTTGTTTGCCTTTTGGTGCGTATTGAGCTAATAACTCAGCTGTTTTATTCCAGGCTGTCATGTTGATGAAACTTGATTCAGAGTTTTTATCACCAACTGCTAGAGTAAATGAAGCTACAGACTTGTTAGTATTAGTTTTTCTAACTTCTATATCCTGAGTTACTCGACCGATTAAAGTTACGCTATTTATCATATTCCTCCTTAGAACATTAATTTTTGGACTTCTCTTTCTACTAGCTCAAGGGTAGCGTTTTCTACCCGCTTTACTATTTCGATTTCCTCTTTATAGTCTTCTCGATTTAATTCAAATATCTGTAATCCTAGTTCTGGATTTGAGAACACATCTGAGTAGATACAGAAGTAAAGCTTCTTCAATTTATCGTTAACTACAAAGTATTGAAGAATCTGCGGCTTGTATTCAGAAGGCGGATGTTTTTCATAGTAAGCTTTTACTACTTTCCAACTATCCAGACATTTAATCTCTACAGCTTCTGTTTCGTCTTCAAACTCTCCATCTGGTGAGCAAATCATATATTCGTTTTCTTCAGATTGCCAAACTCGACCAGGAATAATCTTCTTACCAAGTTTTTCAGAAATCAGCTCTCTAGCTTCCTCTTCTAGGATTTGACCTCTCAGCATGGCTGAATAAGTAGCACCGTCTGGTATTCTATCTGCGTAGTCATTCGGATTAATTGGCTTAGCTATTCTCTGAGCAATTAGCTTATAGATTGAATCGTTTATCTGAACATTCGCATAGAGTTCATTCAATTCATCTTCTGTAAGCATTGCTCGGATATTATCCATGGTCAGATTTTTCGGAAACTCATAGCCTTTGCTCTGAGCGAATTCGACCAGCTCGGCTTTTGGTATATACCGAACCGATGAGTAGTCTTTAGCTGATGAGCCAGATATCCTGCCTTCGTGAAAATCGAGCCATTCTTGACTTCTTTGTTCAAGGTCTAGGATTTTCATTTACTATCTCCTAATTTTACTTTCATTTCGTCTTTAACGCCGACAAGCTCACGTGATAGCTTTGGATTGGTTTTGGCAATCTCTGTATACTTTTCTTTTAATTCGTCTAAAGTCTTACAGGCTCGCAATTCCTCTTCGGCTTTCTTAGTGTCTTGGAACGTCTCAAACTCCTCCATCTCTTCGGTACTTGCGATTTCTCCGTTATTCAAATAACCAAGCAAACTCAATGCTCGACCGACTGAGATCGTTTCTAGTTTTTCGAATGCTTTATCCCTTTTCATCTGATTAACTGAATAAGCCGCTGTTCCAGTAGCGTCCGCAGAGTATTCGTCTCGCTTATCTTTTAAGATGTAGGTTGTGAATACTGCGCCGCCGTTTGGTGTAAATTCATAAGTAGTTTTAATTGACGACCGCGGATTGTCTTGTCTAAACTCTTTTAATCGATCGGCGACTTTCGCATAATCGCCACCAGAAACCTTTGAAGTCTTCACTTGCTTCATAGCCTCTCCTTATAAAAATCTTAAATATCTTCCATTTGTATAAACTGACCACGCTTTGTATCCTTGTGATTTCCACACGTGATAAGCACAGTCAATATTTATTTCTGGGTTGTGCGAATCGCAGGCTTCTCGTCCAGGCAAAATCCTTACCTGAAACAGAGAAACTGAATAGCCATATGTTCGACCATTTTGTGTAAATGTCAGGCTTGTATCGCCTGTTGCGTTTTCATTACACGAACTTTCAGCTTGCATAATGGCTTTCATAATTCGCACGTCCCAATCGTATTTTTCAAGTAAAGGTTGAAACCTGTCGCAGCCGCCTACACCAGCTTTCTCCACGGCTTTTTGAGATGCAGGCGAGGCTTCAACCCTTGCGGCTTTTTGAGGTAGCAACGGTTGCCGCTTCTCCGTCGCTACTGTTTTGACACTTCAACTTTCACATTTTTGACGATTGTCGCAGCTTCAGTTTTCACTTGTTCAGTTTGGTTCTTTTGATATTGCATACCGCTAATAAAAGCGATAATCGCTGTAATTAAAATCGTAATGATGATAGTTTTGATAGTTTCAATATTAAGTTTTTTCATTGTTTTCTCCTTTTTATTTTCTTTTTTATTTTCTTTTAGGCTAGACATTGTACTAATTCCTCTCTAGCGCAGATGTTTACAACTTCGTCCTCAATTCCGTCACAATCTGGGTTCGGACAATAAAACTCAGGTTCGCCCTGACAGCCACACCACTCAGCTTCTTTACCTGAACAGCAAGGCTGAATTACTTCTAAATTATCGTGGTTGCAATACCACTCGTTATCAAAGAAATCAAAGCGATAGCTTGCTCTAATTTGCTTTACGTTAATTTTCATATTTACTCTCAATCTGCCATTTGATATAATGGCTTTGTAGCCGCTCTTTTGAGCGGTTTTTGCTTTATACTGCCCACTTTTTAGCGCAGGTGTGGGAGACCTGTAGTGAGCAGCGCTGAGCGTTCGAAAATAAACAAGAACTACAAAGTTGTAATAAACTTAACCCTCGAACGCCAGCTGAATTAAAAATGTGCTAGCGGCTATCAAACCGCTCGACGCTACCCACTAGACCAAATTGTTAAAATACTAACTTCTACACGTGTTACGCCTGAACCTTGAGCAATCTGTCACGCTTGTATAATTTTCGTCGTACGCTCTTTTACGGTGTCGCTTACGTAATCGTAATAGTACAGTTTGTTAATTCTGCACGAGGCTATCAGATACGCATTTGATAACCTCGTGGAAATTAAAAAACACCACTTTCGTGATGTAGATAAAAAAAGAACCGCCATAAAGGCGGTGGTTTACAAAACCGTTGCTCTAGCCAACTGAGCTAAAGCGGCAACTGAATTTATTTTATCAATTTTTTCTCTCTGTGACAAGAGTTTACATAACTATTTTTCGCGGTTGATGGATTTTGCGCTGTTGGCGTGGACGTGGCGCGTCGGCTTTCTTTGATGACGCTGTCGGAGTTAGCATTTTCGTGGCTTTTTTACGCAATTCTTCAGCCAGCTCAGTCTGCCCAGCATTGTCATATGCTTCCGCTAAAATCTTCAACGTCTGAGGAATCGGCTCTAACTCGACAGCTTTTTCCAGGGCGTTGATAACCTTCTTCGTATTCCCTATTTTCTCCTGAACCTTAGCGTAAGCGATGTAACGCGCCGCCAAATCATCTTCCATCTCCAGTGCTTGCTCGAACGCTAGCGACGCCTTTTCGTAATTCTCTGTTTCGTAGTAAATTAATCCGACATTATGAAGGCTGGAGGCACTTGGCTCCAAACTCTGGGCAATCTCAAAACACTCGATGGCGTCTTTGTATGCGCGCTGCTTGGCATATAAAATCCCCAAGCGGTTGTACGCCGTGGCGTTTTTCTCGTCGACTCGCAAAATTGTCAATAAAGCCTTTTCCGCTCGCAAATATTTATTCTCACGAATTGATTCCTG